TCGGAATTTTAAGATGGAAATGCACCTGTTAAGGACAGACGAAAAGGAACATACTTGGGCGATTTGGCTGAGGCCTCAGCTGCGGCCAGGACAGAGAAAAACCGGGGAATTATTTCCCCGGTTTTTCGTCCGGTTGCCAGGTTAGCAGATCTCCCGGCTGACAGCTGCAGAGCCTGCAGATCACGTCCAGCGTGCTGGTGGTGATCGGCCGGCCGTTCCGGATCCGATCCAGGCAGCTGCCGGCGATCAGGTTCTCTTTCTGCAGTTTGTAGGCTGTATATCCGTTTTCCGCGAGCCTGGCAAGGATCCCCTGGTAAACTATCAAGAGATCACCTCCTGAAGAAAAATTTAATTTAATTTGTTCCCCTTGTCAAGTCTCTTTTTGGACGTTATAATGATGGCACGTCCTTAAAGGGACTATATAAAGACAAGGGGGACAGGAGAATGTCTATTTTAGCTTATGAACAGATCAAGGGCCAGATGGTGGAGCGGTTCCGCAGCGAGCTGACGGCGGAGACCATGGACCGGGTGATGGAGACGGTGGCGGACGTGCTGGCACAGTACGAGATCCAGCCGCTGATCATGGAGGAGAGCAGCGAAAAGGACATGATGATGGAGGCGTTCCTGGATGCGCTGAGCATCGAGGGGAAAAGCGTCGAAACCATCAAACTGTACAGGGGCAAGATCCGGAGGCTGCTGGAGTATTCCGGCACAGCTGCCAGGTGCATCACGACGTACCACATCCGGCAGTTTCTGGCGGATGAAAAGGCCAGGGGACTGAAGGACAGCACGCTGCAGAACACCCGGAACGTGCTCAGCTCGTTCTTCGGCTGGCTGCACCGTGACGGCCTGATCCAGCGGAACCCGATCTGGAACATCTCGCCGATCAAGGTGCAGAAGCGGGTCAAGGAAGTCTACAGCGACGTGGACTATGAGCGGCTGAAAGACGGGTGCAAGCGGCTGCGGGACAAGGCCATTGTGATGTTCCTGCGGTCGTCCATGTGCCGGATCAGCGAGGTGGTGCGGCTGAACAGGGACGACGTGGATCTGTCCCGGCTGCGGTTTATTGCCCTGGGCAAGGGTAACAAGGAACGGGTGGCCTATATTGACGAGGTTACGGCGGACGTGCTGAAGCAGTACCTGGATTCGCGGACGGATGACCTGCCGGCGCTGTTTATCGGCCAGAAAATGAACCGGCTGACGGACAGCGGCGTGAGGAACATGCTGCGGGTCCTGGCCGGGCGGATGGACGTCGAGCATGCCCATCCGCATAAGTTCCGGACGACAACGATCACGAACCTGGTGGCCAGGGGCATGGCGATCGAGCGGGTCGCCCAGCTGGCCGGGCACGAACGCATCGATACGACCATGAGATACGTGAAGGTAAATCAGAACCAGGTGGAGAACGACTTCCGGAAATTTGCATAAAAGAGACAGGACCAGAGCCGCCTGAAAAGGCGGTTCTTTTTGTGAGGAGGTGCCGGCGTGATCCGGATCAGCGCGGAAGAGTTCAGCCTGGCCGGCGATAAGTATTTAGGCGTGCCCTACAGCGACATGGACTGCCAGAAGTTTGTGGAAAGGGTCATGGCTGACCTGGGCCTGAAGATGGACCTGGCCGGCAGCAATGCCTGGTTCCGGGAGGTCCGGAAGCACGGCTGGGTTGGGACGCCGGAAGAGTGTAAGAAGATCTTCGGCGTGATCCCGAAGGGCGCGCTGCTGTTCATCTGGAAGGATGACGGCGGCGAGGTGGCCAGGGGCTACAAGGACGGCCTGGGGAACGCCACGCACATCGGCTACAAGACCGGGCGCGGGAAGGGCGCCATGAACAGCTCCAGCAGCAACGGGTGCGTGTGTGAAAGCAAGTTCCAGGATAAAACCATTAAGAACGGCGGCTGGAACAGGGTCGGGCTGTATGAGAAGTTTGACTACGGGAAGAGCGTGAACTGGGTGCTGGAGCACCTGGGAATAGGAGGACAGGATCCGGATCCGGATCCGGGAGAAGGAGGCAAAAAGATGCAGGGGAAAGTGGTCGCGGAAAACGGCGGGACGGTGAAGCTGAGGCAGAAGCCCAGCACAAAGTGCGGGACGTACTGGGACATCCCTGTGGGGACGGAGCTGGAGATCCTGGAGCAGGGCGATGAGTGGAGCCACTGCGTGGCCGGCGGAAGGGTTGGCTGGATGAAAAACGAGTTTGTCGAGGTGATCGGCAGCGGAGATCCGGATCAGGATCCGGATCAGGGTGACGACTTTGGACCAGGTGACCTGGATCCGGATGAGAAGGTCACCGTGCAGCTGCAGCTGACCAGGCAGCAGGCGGAGCTGCTGCTGGATGCTGCAGATAAGATCGCCTGGCAGCTGCAGCAGATCATCGGCGCGCGTGGTTAATTGGTTCAGTAAATAATAAACAGAAGGGAGGTGAATGATATGCCGACAATCGAAGGGCCGAAGATTAGCCTGGGCTTCGATACCCTTCTGGTGGCTGGTGCTGTTATCCTGGCATTTTTAGCGGTCCTTGTGGCCGTCGTGAAGGGCATCGAGGCCTGGAAGAAGATATCGGTGAGGGATCGGGTGAGGAATCTGGAAGCACGCATGGATGCGGCCGAGAAACGTCTGAAAAGGGGGGACAGGATATTCCGGCAGCAATCGGATGACCTGGGTCAAGTTCTCATTACCATGCAGGGGTTGCTGCTTCATTTTATTAGCGGCAATGACCACGACAGGCTGAGGGAAACAAATGATGAATTATCCGCGTATATGGCGGAGAGAGCGACGAGAGAAATGGAGGAATAAGAATAATGAAGAAGATTCTGTACTGCCTGCTGCTGATCGCGACGCTTGTGCTGATGTGTTCGGTGGCCATGGCTGAAGGTGAGCTGCCCACAGAGCCGCTGACCTGGGAGCAGCTGATGACGATTGCCGGCGCGACGCTGGCCACGCTGCTCGTGGTGCAGTTGCTCAAGCTGCCGCTTGATAAGATATGGCATATTCCCACGAAGATCGTGGCGTATATTATTGCGCTTGTGATCATGCTCCTGGCTACACACTTTACAATCGGATTGACCTGGAGTAATGGGCTGCTGGCGGCCATTAACGCTGTAATTGTTGCGTTGGCTTCCTGGGGTTCGTATGAGATCACATTCGCAAAGGCAGGTAAATGACTATATAGGTGAAGCCGGCTTCCGGATCTGGAAGCCGGCTTCTTTTTTTATGGCCATTTTTTTTGCAGAAAAAATCGCGTGTATTGAGGGGAGCGGGTCACGCGGACGTGTAAAAGCGTTGCGATTTTTTACGCTTTACGCTGCTGATTTGTATAACCGGAGGCCAGGCCGCCGAGAATTTTACCTATCCCGCCCCTGGGCATGCGAAAACAATAAGGGAAACGCACACCGAGAAAGCCTAAGGATAAGACAGCGCGTGAGGTCTAAACTAATCGGGGCGGGGTACCCCTCTATGTTACACATTATTTATTATTTGTTTCACTTAAATAAGTATAAGTGTTACAGTCAGCCAAAACCGCATATATTAGAAGAAAATTTTTGTGTTTCACTTGTAACACATGTTTCACTTGTTTTGAGTATACACCGCATTATAATTTTCCATGAATCTGCTGACCGGTTCGGGACCAAAAGGCCGCGGGTTCGAATCCCGCCACTTCGACCAGCAGGAAAACCCTGGAAGTGCAACGCTTCCGGGGTTTTTCTTTTTCCCGGGATCCGGATAAAAATGTGAATTACATGTGAATAATTGGGTGAAAGATCCGGCTGTGCCGGCGAAGAAGTGAGGAAAATCAACGGGTTCCGGCTGGGTGAATTGGGTGAAACTTTCCACAGTGACCAGGTTAATGGATCCGGATCAGAAAAATGTGAGGTGGCCGGCGCCGTGCGTGGTTCACATTTTGCGCCGGGCGCGGGGTGTGCCGGCGCTGATCTATATGTTGTGGATGGAGCAGCTGTATTTCTTCCCGGAATGATACAACATGTTGAGAGCCAGGGATCAGGATCCGGATTGGCGCCAGGGGACGGTCACCTGGAGCGCGGCCAGGGTGAAGACGTGCCGGGAGGAGACTGTCAGATCAGCAGCGGGATGCGCGGAAGATTCGCCGGAGATCTGAACAAGGGGGTGGGGGTGTAAAAAAAATCGCGATTATTTCCGCGGCCGCCCGCGCCCCTGAAGCGGCGGCGGAAGGCGTGCTGTGTGAGGCGCTGCGGAAGCGCCGGGCAGGGCATGCCGGGCGCGGGGTGCGGGATGATCTGCAGGAAGAGGATCCGGATGTGAGGCGGATGGTGCCGGCAGGGGTTCACATTTTGCGCCGGGCATGAGGGCGCAGCTGCAGCTGCCGGCGCCGGCACAAAAATAACAATTTGACCAGGTTAAACCTGGTCAACGGCCTGGGAAGCGAACCCGGAAAGCGTTGAAATATAAGGCTTTCAGAAAATGCCAGGGAAAGAAAATATACTTAATTAATTGAAAAACAGGATCCGGATCGATCCTGTTTTTTGTTAATTGTTTAATTAAATACCTAATATTTGTTAGTGTGCCAGGTGCGCCGGGCGCGGGGTGTGAGGTGGGTGCGGGCGGAAGGGGTTCACAGATCCGGAGGCGGGTGTGCCGGCGGGTGTGCCAGGTGCGCCGGGCGCGGGGTGTGAGGTGGGTGGTGGTGCGGAGGGTTCACAGATCCGGAGGCGGCGGAGCGGGGCATGCCGGGCGCGGGGTGTTCAGGAGGGATCCGGATCTGCAGGAAGATCTTCCGGAGGGACGGCGCCGGAGGAGATGAGGAGGCGGTCCATGGCGGCAGCGGCTTCCTGATCCCGGGCGGGAAGGGCGTCGGCATAGACGCGGAGGGTGACGGAAGGATCCGCGTGGCCCATGCGGACGGAAACAGACTGCAGATCTATGTGGTGCTGCAGGAGGAAAGAGGCGTGGATGTGGCGCAGGTCGTGGAAGGTGACGCCCTGGAAGCCGTGGGCGTCGGCGAACTTGCGGAACCATTTGCTGGGGGTGTCTTTGCTGACGCGGGCACCGTGGCGGGAGTGGACGATGTAGCGATCACCGCGCCAGGCGTCCGGATCGTCCTGGGCTTCCATGACATCGTTCCACATGGCATCCCGGAGGATGCGGAGCATGGTGGGCGGCAGCGTGATCACCCGGTCGCCGGCTTCGGTTTTTGTTTCGGCGATGAAGGCGCCGGTGGCCGGTGTGTACTTGAGGGCCCGGGAGACGGTGATGGTGCCGGCGTCCCAGTTGACGGCGGAATACTGCAGGGCGCCGACTTCACCCAGGCGCAGGCTGCAGAGCATGGCCAGGAAGACAGCGAGCCGGAGGGGCTGCTGCGCTTCGGTGAGGATCAGCTGCAGGAGGGTGACGATCTCCTGCTCCGGGAGGGCGATGGTTTTCTTTTTGCGCTTTTTCGGACGCTGGACGCGATCCATGGGATTGTATTCCAATTTTCCCAGGCGAACCGCGGCGGCCAGCATGGTTTTCATGCAGCCGTAATAAAGCAGGGAGGTCTTCGCGGAAAGCGGCCGGGCAGCAGCTGACGGAGCAGCCAGGGCGGCGGCTTCCGCCTTCCGGCGGGGGCGCTTCAGTTTTTCATCCGGGAGGCGGGTGGTGCGCCGGCCGTCCTTGCGGAGATTGTGGAGCCAGTCCGTGAGGCGGGCGGGGGTGAGATCCGGCAGCGGGAGATCACCCAGGACGGGGAGGATCCGGCTGTCGAGCAGGTAACGGTAATTGGAGACGGTGACGGGGCTGGCATCCGGATCCAGGTGACGGGTGAGCCATTCTTCCGCCCACTGACGGAGGGTGGGGGTC